AGAATACACGGTGTTCCAGTTGTCATGCCTCGTACCGCCTTTGCAGGTATTCAACTACCCGTAGCAGTAGGCGACAAAGTATTATTAATTTTCACACAGAAGTCCATAGAGAATGTATTATATACAGACTTAAGTGGAACTTCATTACCTGAGACAATAGACCCTAAAGATACACGACTTAAAGATTTTAATGACTGTGTAGCAATGGTAGGGTTTTCAGATTTCGCAGGATCTCATGGAACTTCAAGTTCTTTAGAGATTAAAAACAATATAGGTAAGGACACCCAAAATTCTGTAGAATTTAAAGAAGATGGTACGATCCATGCTAAAGCACTTAAAGTAGTGGTAGAGGCAGGAGATGTAGAGGTGAATGCAGATACAGCAACTTTTAGTTGTCCTGTAGAGGCTCCTAATTTTCTAACACCAACTGTAGATGTTAACCAACACACTCACACTTCAGCAGCTCCAGGTAACCCTACTTCAATTCCAATTCCAGTATAGGAGGCAACATGCCACAATTAGATTTTTATCTAGACCCTAAGACAGGTGATCTAGACATGTCAAACTCCTTAAGATTCACAGAACTTGGAGGAGAGTCAGTAGCTCAGAAAGTTAGGATTAGACTTCAATTCTTTTTCGCAGAATGGAGACTGAACCCTAACCAAGGAACAAAGTGGTTCGAGATCATTTTTAAGAAAGGTTCTTCAGACTATAATGTCAACCAAGAAATACAAAGACGAGTACTAGAAACTGAAGGAGTTCGCTTCATAGAAAACTTTACATTTACGAGAAATGCATCACTTCGTACTTTTAGTTGTTCGTTTGATATAGTAACTGACTACGACACAGTCGAAACTATTGTATTGGAGGACGTAGGAGTATGAGTAACAGATTCAAATCAATAGACTTTATCGACTTTTATATAACAAAACTGGCTAAACCTGAAGCACCTATCGCGGACGGGTTCTTACAGATAACCTACATAGATGGGATTTATGTAGGAGATAGTCCTAGAAAGATAGCAGAACTGTTTATGTACCCTAACAACACTAACTTCTACAACGAGTCAGATTACTTCTACGAACTAATTTCAGGAGAAGGCGACGACGACAATGCAGAACTTTATGTAGTAGGAAGAGACGTATACTCGTCTGTAGCTATTCCCGAGTCAATTAACTTTAGAGTAAGTGCACGACATACTTCAGGGTACATAGAAGAAGTTAATGCAGTTAAAGAATACTCTCAGCAAGTAAACTACGTCTTCAATATAGACACTTCTGTGACAGTAGGAGCTGAAACTTTAAATAATCAATTTAAGTTACCTACGGTACTAGGAGAGAGCTACACCTTAATAGTTAACTGGGGTGACGCTAGTTTTAATATAATAACTTCTCACGATCAAGCAGAAGCCACACACACTTACGCATCACCAGGAGTATACCAAGTAGGGATAACACTCTTAAGTAATACAGGCGATCTAGCATTCAATGGAAGCGGTGACGCAGTTAAAATGGTCTCCATAGAAGCTTGGGGTGGTGTAGAAATCTCAGCAGGTATGTTCGATGGATGTACCAACATGGTAGTTAACGCAACAGATACTCCTACAATAGGAACAACTATGGAACGAGTATTCAGAAACAACGCTAGTATTGTAACAATACCAGGCATCGCAGATTGGGATGTATCCAATGTAGTCAACTTCGACTATACGTTCGAAGGTACGGTATTATTTAACCAAAACTTATTAGAATAGGAGGTTCTCATGGCGTGGAACACAGAAAACGCAAACAGCATGGAAGGAACTTTCAAGGACGCAGTAAGTTTTAATCAACCCCTAGCAGGTAGTGAATCGAGCGGTGGTTTAGATACTTCCTCAGTCCAAAACATGGACAACATGTTAGACGGTGCGATTAGCTTCGACCAAGACCTCGGTGGATTTGATGTGACCTCGTTAACGTCTGCGGCACTTATGTGCAATGGAATCCAGTTAAGCACGGAGAACTACGACAGCCTCCTTAACGGGTGGGCATCTCAAGCAGTTCAATCGAACGTAGTGTTCGATGGTGGCCTATCCACTTACTCAGCTACAGGGCAAGTAGGTCGTGATGATCTTACTGACAATCACCTTTGGACTATTACTGATGGTGGTGGTGGCGGTGTAACTATTTACAATGTAAATTCAGCTACGTTGAATGGGAGTACTCAGTATTTTCAATCATCACCAATTAGCTACACTTCAAGTAATGGCATAAGTGCAGTCGGTAGAATAAGAATCAAAGATCTTGTCGGTGTACAGAGTCTTTATGATATGAAGGTAGGAGGTTCTATTAACGATAGGCTTATAGTCTATGCCTTGGATGCTGATATATATGTTGAAGCTTTTGTGGGAGGTGTACAAACTCAACTTATAGCAACAAATGCTTTATTAGGAACAGTTAACGATTGGTTAAACATATCTTGCTCTGTGACTAATAATGATGCGATACGTTTATATGTAGGAGGGAATTTAGTAACCTCACTAGCATTCAGTCATATATTTGCTTCGGGAAACATTGAGGTTCTAGTAGGAGAAGCTTTCGGTGGGGGATCTATTGCTAATATAGATGTATCTTTTGTTTCTTGCTTCAATAGGGCGATAACATCTACTGAGGTGACAACGATATTTAACGGAGATGTCGAAAGGTGTTTTGAATTGTGGGACACTTCTCTGAGTGACGATTGCTTCTATGCGCCAAGATTAGCTAATTACGGAGCTAATGCAGGACAAGAACTAGTTGACCAAAGTTCAAGTAACGCAACCACCACAAATTCATTTGGTCCACCGCCCTACACAGACCAAGGCTTACAGGTAGAATGCTAAACCAAAGCTAAACAAAAAACCCCTCGTACATATGTACGAGGGGTTCACTAACAATTTTCAAAAACACAAAAGGAGGCTTTATGCCAATAACAGATCAAGGGTATGTAGTTGATACAACCCGTGAAATCATAGACGCTATGGCTTCTGACGCTATTACATCCTATGAAGGACAAGACATCGATACATCAGATAACGGTGTTCTAGGTATACTTCTAGGGCTTGTAGCAATACAATTAAACCAACAATCACAAACTTTAGGCGAAGTGTTCAACGGACAAGATCCCGATACAGCAGAAGGTAAGTCCCTAGATAACTTAGCATACCGTAACGGAATTATCAGAAAAGGTGAGTTCCCCACTACTGCAAATGTAACTTTTACAAACAACACCGGCACTGAGCAAGTACTTCTAGAAGGTACTAAAGTAGTATCCACTGCAGGGGATGAGTACACTACAGATAGTCAGATCACGTTAGCCTCCACTGCAGGCTCTCAAGCATCAGTAGTGGTGACGTGTCGAGTAGCAGGAAGAATAGAAGCTCCTGCCAACTCTATTAACGATTACCCAGGCGGTGGTGACTCAGTAACTGTAACAAACTCTGAAGCAGCGAGTATAGGCACTGACAGAGAGTCCGACCAAGAACTAAGAATACGACTTAAAAGATTTCTGCAAGCAGGAGGTAACTCAACAGAGAACGCAATTGCATCCGCAATAAGTAATATCGCAGGTGTGACGGATGTTGCTGTAGTTTCTAATGACACATTAGAGCCTGTCTCTAGAGGTCTTGATCGACCTGATAGACCTGCTAAGTCTTTCGAAGTAGTAGTAGAAGGCGGTTCCGACACTAACATAGCAGAAGCTATTGCACTTTCTAAAGCGGCGGGCATTCAATCATTTGGTGACACTATAATAGTAAATCAAAACCCTTTATCTACTGTAGGATTAACGAGACCTGAAGTCTATAATATCCAACTAGATCTTTCGTATGAGTCTTACTCAGAAGAAATACTTCCCAACGGTGTGGAAGGCACACTTAAATCAAACGCAGTAGAATTCGCAACAAGTGAATTTACACTAGGTAAGGACATCATATGTCACCGTTTAGCGTGTGCAGCTTCTACAGGAGTCGCAGGTGTAGGTGCAGTGTTTGCAAGTATATCTATAGATGGTGTCGACTACACTAGTGATCGGATAATTATGGAAGTATTCCAAAAAGGTCTCTTACTAGAACAAAATGTAACAGTAACCAAGAAGATTAATTTCAACTAGAGGAGTATGTATGTCAGACTTACCAAAGTCAGAAGTGTCTCCTTATTTTATTATAGACAGAGAAATAGACCATGCAAGCCAAGCCAAATCTAATAACATATGGCAGTTCAAAGGTCAAGATAATATAGAAAAATTAATTGATGTATTATTAGGCCAAATGCAGAACACGTCCTCAGACATTCTAACGACCCAAAAAGGCTTGAGTGTTGAGTACGGGTACGGATGGCTTTTAGACCTAGTAGGAAAGAGCTTACAAGCGTACAGAGGTGAAGGTCAATCTGATGAAGACTTCCGAAGGGTTATCGTTCAAAAGATAGTCGAAGATAGCTCTCAAGGAACTATTAACGACCTGATCGCAACAATTCAATTCTTTGTAGCAGAAGGAACTCCTATAGAAATACGAGAGGCCACTCCTGCTACAGCATTACTTCAAGTACCTTATAGCTCCTTAGACTTTGATCAAGACCCTATATCAAAGTTCAATAGAGCTGTATCAGCAGGCGTAGGGTCTGAGATCCATGTAAGCGGAGACGATGACAACCCTGTATTCTCATTCCACCCCGACGAAGGTGGTTTCAGTGCTACGGGCTACTTTGAGAAAAGAGGATCACTAACCTCTGTACTAAAAG